GCTTCACCGGCCTCGGCGCAGACTGTTTCAAACCCCCCGTCTATACCCAACCTTCCTGATGGTACTCAGGATCTATTTACTATCCCTGCTTTAGCGGCGGCTGGTAATGTTTACTATGCTAAGCTAGATCCTGGTTCTGCACCATTGCAATATCAGTACATCCAACTCAAGTATACGCCGAACAACGGTAACTTGACTACGGGTACTGTTAGCGCACATTTGGTGAAGGGCATCCAGAAATACAAGGCTTACGCTGATAATATTACTATCTCGTAACCTGGAGTAACTGATGAAGGTAAAAGCTAAGATGCTTGGATTCTATGGAGATGTAAGGCGTAGAGAGGGCGATGTTTTTGAAATAAAAGACGATAGCCAGTTCTCTAAAGTATGGATGGAACGGGTTGATGCACCTGAACCAGCGCCTACAGCTCCAGAAGAAGAGTATCAAGATAGTGAGCCTGTTGGTGACACTGTCTAAAAGTTGGGATGGGGGATCGGAAGATCCCCCAGACCATTCGGAGGGTTAATGGCGACAATAACAGCGGCGATTACTGAGATTAAGCCGTACAGAGAGAATGGTCATGCAATTTTATGGGAGACGCTAACCAATGGTGACTCTGGCAGTTCTATTGAGATGCCTGGATCAGCTATTAGGAGCGTTCAAGTGACAGGTACTTTTGGTGCTGGTGGAACTGTTGTGATTCAAGGGAGTAATGATGGTAGTAACTGGGTGACTTTAAATGATATTGAAGGCAATGCACTTAGCTTAACTGCTGCTGGCATAGAATCCATTCAAGAAGTTACTAGGTATATCAGACCAAGCGTCACAGCTGGTGATGGTACGACAGATTTAGATGTAACGCTAGTTCTAGTTAGACGGGGTAAGTAATGGCTGGCAGTTTGTATAAGGCCGCAGATGATATTTTAAGTTTAGCTAATAAATTTAAGCCGCTTTTTACAGCGGCGGATGAACTAAAGAAACTTGGGGATTTAGATAGGCTTAGTCACGAGCTAATGAAGAAAAAAGAGGCGGCAGAACAAGAAGCTAATAAAGCGCAACAGAGCGCAGATAAGGTTTTATCAGAGCTTAACGGAATAGAAAAAGCGAAGGTGGAAGCTGAAGAAAGCATTAATAAAAGTCTCAGAGACGCAGCAGCTAATGCAGATAAGATTGTTCAAGATGCGACACATAGGGCTGAGAAGATTATTAAAGAGGCGAACTCGAAAAAAAGCGAAGCCAATGAGGTTTATAAGATGGCTAAGCAAGATGCTGAGAAAATGGAAAAGATTGTTTCTGAAAAGAAAAGCCAGTTAGATGAACTCAACAGAAAGGTTAAGGATATAAGGTCCAACATTTCTGTGTTCATGAGAGGGCAGCTATGAGAAAAATTTCTAGTGTTACAATACTAGATTCAGCCACCACAACCGAGACTGGCGCATCTCACAATTTTTGGGGTAAGTATTTTACGTTTCATGCAACCGGATCTACAAGTTCTGGTGCTGGATCTGCCACAATTCTTATAGAAGTTTCAAACGATAATAGCAATTTTATAACTATGGCCACAATTAGTTTAACTCTTAGCACATCTGTGAGTAGTGATGGATTTGCTTCTCAAGCTCCATGGAGATACCAACGCGCTAGAGTTTCTGCTATTAGCGGTACTGGGGCATCAGTTTCAGTGACCGTGGGGAGCTTAAGTGCATGAGTGTAGAATCTATACCGAAACTGACTAATAGACTATTAGATGTTAACTCTCTTCCATCCGCTACTGTTGCTGGCACAGATGAAATAGCAATTGCAGATGTTGATGCATCTAACAGCCTTAAAAAGGTTACTGCTCAATCTATAGCAGATTTGGCTAGTGGTGGTGCGTCTATCTCTGGCACCGATAACCGCATCGTTAGAGTAGACGGTACCGACGCCCTACAAGATAGCAGCGTCACCCTAGATGACTCCGACAATGTATCAGGAGTAAACAATCTAGTTCATGGCGGGCAGACATACCAAACAGACTTTCCCACTCAATTACCATCAGGAACAACGTTCACAGTTGATTGGAATGATGGTAACGCTCAAGAAGTAGACCTTGGCTCAGCTAGCGGCAATTTAACCGCAACACTTAGTAACCCCAACGCTGGGGGGTTTTACTTTTTAAAAATAATTCAAGCCTCTACGGCAAGAACTATCACCTGGCCCGCCGCAGTTAAATGGGCTGAAGGCGTAACACCGGTGCTTTCTACTGTAGATGATTCAATCGACAGTGTGACATTGTTTTATGACGGTACAAATTACTTAGGGATACATACCCCAGGATATGCCTAATGATATCTGGATTTCACAGGAACCGCTTTGGTAGTGCCCTTTTTAACCCGGCCACGTTAAGCCCACTTTCGTGGTGCGAACCTAATGTGGGATCTTCTGCTAAAGACTCTGGAACACAAGTGACAGTTAGTGATTTAAGCGGGACAGCCGTTAGGGATCTAACCGAAAGTGTTTATTCCGCCGGGGTTTCTCTCAGTGAAAATGAATGCAATGGATATGATGCGGTTAACTTTGCAAATACCCTAGGGAAAATACAGCTGGGCATCTTTGCGGTGAACCTCTCAGGTAGTGGCGGAAGCTATACTATTTTTGTGCTGACAAAAAGTAATGCCGCCATTGTGTTAAATTCTTTTCTGTATGACGAAAAAGATAAAGATACCGAAGGGGGGGCTATTTATAAATGGTCTGGAAACAATATTGTTTTTGAAGTGTGGAATGCTGGGGATAATTATCCGGGCACCCCAGTTGATATCATCTCGGCTGCCGTTTCTCATAGTCCCAACTTCTGGGTTTTGCACACGCTAGCGTATAACGTAAGCACAAACCAGCTTAGGCTTTGGACTGGAAATACTCTACAGGTAACAGATACCCTAACTCCCACAGTTGACGCAGCAGCCTTGGGGGTTGGCGGGCTTCGAGAAACCGACGACGATGATGTGAATGGCAGCATGGTGGGTTATTTCAGAAGCTTCATAGTTTATGACTCGCTTCTTTCGGATGCCAATATTGCAAGTATTCAAGATGATTATTTTAAAAGAAAGTATAATTTAACAAGGAACTATACTTAAATGCCAAGAGACGTAATCAGAAATTATGCGGCTGACAGGGCTTCATTGATTTGCGATCAGTCCTGTGAGTTTTTTGATCTCGTTTCTGGAAAGCAGGACTATTCAGTCAGGACGATGCTTTTAGAGATTTGCAAGATTAAAAAAGAAAAGTGGGCGCTCGGGTTTCCTGCGCTCGCTTTTTCTGACGAAGAATTCAACGCGGTGATTAGTAACTTGCAGGCGGAGTTTGGTCCGAAGATTAAAAAGCTGCCTCCGCATATTAAAACCTGGATTGGGGTATTGAAGAATAGAATATCTACCGACAAGAGGGCGTTGAGGCATATGATGCTTTTGTTGATTCGAGCGATAGCGGAGAAAGAAAACAAAACGAGAAGGAGAGCGGCAGCGGATGTTCTAACTGTGGTTTACGATGCTATCGGTGTGGATGTAGACGATTCCTACCTTGATTAATGAATCTTTACAGGAGACAGCTATGATAGATAAAATTCTAAGTAAATATCTAACGGTAGATGTATTAAGAATAAGTGACGGTAAGGTATTTTTCTACCAAAACCCTAATGACGACAAGAAAAGAGCAGATTCTTTTAGAAAAGCATGCAAAGAAGCCATTGAGGGGGATGTCATACATCTAGGACCAGGCAAGTTCGATATGGACGGTAAAAACAAGGGCCAAGTGTGGCTTCCGAATAAAGTGCATATTAAGGGTAGCGGTATGGACTTTACACACCTATACTCAGATGTCCATAGCGATGCTCAGGGAAGTGCATTTAGAGTAAGAAATAGCATTGTTTCCGATCTCACCATGGAAAATCAATCATGGCATGACAATGAAGATGGCAGATGCGTCGGCTTTGATGTTTCTTGTTTGTGGGACCCCAAAAAACCAGGATACTATTTAAAAGGAAATGAACACGGAGGCACTGTTACCGATCCAATACAACCACCAGTATTTTCGGTAAAGCTTCATAGATGCAAAATTATCTCAAATGACTGGGCGATTTATAACTGGATTACTGGAAGTAAACTTGAAATGAAAGACTGTGAAGTAGTCTCCGGCAGACAGGGACTGTCAGCCATGAATAGCAATGACCAGTCTTTTGATATTTACCGATGTAAATTCACAGTAGACGCCAGACTTTCAAAAAGCGTTGGTAGTACAAGTAATAAAAAAATAGGCGGTGTTTATGGGGCTATTTGCAGAGCCGGGTATTTAAGAATGATTGACTGCGAATTTCACCTCTATGGTAAAGCAAACCCGTACCCACATAGTTATGCACCACGCTGTATTGGCATCTACGACGCCCCAGACTACGGCGGTAAATACGTGCCTAAAACTAAATTTGAAATAATGAACCCAAGATTTTATGTAGAGCCCAATGATGCACCGGAAGTGTTCGATATAAAAATGGGGTATAAAGAAAACCAAAAAAGGTTTAGACTTCTGGGCGGGTGGGGCTCTGGCCCCAATGGCAAAATAACTAAAAGCTGGAGTTAAATGTGGTAGGATATGATATCTTCAAATAAAAAACGCCCCGCACTATTATTGACTAAGAACAACGAAGCGTTTAATACTCGTAGCTTAAGGAAAACATATGGCATCTTCAAATACAGAAATTTGTAACTTAGCCTTGTCTCATATCGGGATTGGAAAAGAGATAGCAATACTTGAGACTGAGAAAAGTGAAGAAGCTGCTGCATGTAGGCGATTCTATGATACGGCTAGAGAGGTTACACTTAGAAAGTTTGCATGGCCGTTTGCCAGAAAAGAGGCAGCGTTAGGATTAATAGAGACACTGACAGATACAAATTCAGATAGCGAGTGGAAGTACTCTTATAGATATCCTTCTGACTGTATAAAAGCAGTTAGAATACTAAGTGGAACGAGGAATGATACTAGGCAGAGTAGGATTCCTTATAAGATTCTGTCAGACTCGGCTGGGAGAATCATTTATACAGATCAGGAGAACGCAGAACTTGAATATACATACAGAGTAGAGGATGAGTCTATTTACCCTTCAGATTTTGTGATGGCATTTTCTTATAGATTGGCTGGATATATATCGGCTAGATTGACTAAGGGAGATCCATTCAAGATTAGAGCAGAAGTATTAGAACTATTTGAGTTTGAAGTAACACAGGCCAGGGCTGCTGCTGGAAACGAAGAACAACCGGAAGAGTTACCAGACGCAGAATTTATTAGAACGAGGGATGCGTAATGGCAACTACCATTCAAAGATCGTTCTCTGGTGGTGAAATATCACCGTCGCTATATGCTAGAGTAGACCAAGTAAAATATCAGACAGGGCTTAGAACGTGCCGCAATTTCATGATAGCTCGGCATGGTGGTGCATTTAATAGGCCGGGAACTAGATTTATTCAGGAGGTAAAAGACTCGTCAAAATCTACAAGATTAATAGAGTTCGTTTTCAATGCTACGCAGACATATATCATAGAAGTTGGCGATCTCTACATGAGATTTATCCGAAATGGCGCTCAGATAGTTGAAAGTGCCAAGACTATTACGGGTATTACCAAGGCTGATCCTGGCGTGGTTACCAGTACTTCTCATGGGTACTCAGATGGTGATGAGGTGTACATCAGTGGTGTTTCGGGGATGACAGAGATAAATGGGAGAAACCTGAAAGTAGCCAACAAAACAGCGAATACGTTTGAGGTGACTGAGTTAGATGGAACCGATCTAGATACAAGCGGATTCACTGCATACACCTCTGGCGGTACCGCTGAGAAGGTTTACGAATTGGTCACGCCATATGCAGAAGCCGACATATTCGATTTACACTTCATTCAATCGGCAGACATCATAACCATAACTCACGAAGACTATGAGCCGAGAGAGCTTGCCAGGACCGGACACACCAGTTGGACCCTGACAGCTATCTCAGTGGCATCAGAACAAGCAGCGCCGACTGGTCTTGGAATTAGTGGTGGTCCAGCTGGAAGCAAATCGTTTACATATCACCTAACAGCGGTAGACCCAGAAACCGGAGAGGAGAGTGTAGCGGCTACAGTTAGCACGACTACAGCAGATCCAACAGTTGCTAGTCCGCACTCGATAACATACACAGCTGGGTCTGGAGCAACGCAGCACAATGTTTACCTAGCACAAGATGGTGCCGTTGCTGGATTTATAAGTATATCTGACGCAAGCCCGTATAAGAATGAGGGACTTATCCCAGATGTTGAAGATACTCCTCCAATAAATAGAGATCCTTTTGGTGCCGATGCTTCTGATGATACGCCATCGACCGCCAGTTATTTCCAACAGAGATTGATGTTTGCAAATTCTATTAACGATCCAGAGAAAGTATGGGGTTCTAGGATTGGGCAGTTCAAGAATTTCAACACAAGTACCGTAGTGCAATCTGATGACGCAATAACTTTTACCATGAGCGGTAGACAGGTAAACTCAGTACAGCATCTTGTAGACATAGGAAAGTTAATTGTGTTTACAACAGGTGGAGAGTGGACGGCTGATGGCAATGAATCCGGTATATTAGAGCCATTGTCAATCAACCTAAGACAGCACTCATATCATGGTTCTGATAAATTGCAGCCCATTATTATTGGCGGTACTGCATTATATGTCCAAGCACGAGGGTCTATTATTAGAGATATTGGATTTGACTTCGAAGCTGATGGCTACCGTGGCAATGATCTTACTGTTTTCTCTGCTCATTTATTCGATCAGTATAGTATTGTTGATTGGTCTTATCAGCAAATTCCAAATTCCAACGTATGGGTAGTCAGAAGTGACGGTAAGCTATTAGGGCTTACTCTAGTACGAGAACAGCAGATGTTGGCATGGCACCGTCATGATTTTGAAGGCGGCCTTGTTAAGAGTGTTGCATCTATTCCGGGAAGTGGAAATGAAGATGAAACATATGTTGTTGTTGAAAGAACCATAAACAGCAAAACCGTTAAGTATGTTGAGCGTTTTGCTACAAGGCAAGTAGACGAAGATGCTATAGAAGATTCTATATTTATGGATTCTTCGCTTAGTTACGATGGTACAAATACTAGTGCTACTACGATGACTATTTCCGGTGGCTCAACCTGGGCATACGATGAACTTCTAACGCTTACTGCCAGTACCTCTTATTTCGTATCCGGAGACGTTGGGAATGCAATCCATATAACCGATTCAGCCGGGGATACGATACGGTTTACAATTAGCTCTTATACTTCTGGTACAGTAGTGAAAGGGTTTCCCCATAAGACAGTTCCATCGACTTTACAAGATACAGCAGTAACTACATGGGGCAAGGCTGTTGACGGGCTATCTGGACTATTTCATCTTGAAGGTGAAGATGTTAGTGTATTCGCCGATGGGTTTGTTGTGGCAAGCCCTAACAATGCTTCTTATGACACAATCACCGTTAGTGACGGTCAAATTACCTTAGACAAAACGTACGTAGTTGTCCATGTTGGGCTTCCATATATTTCTGATATAGAAACTCTCAATATAGATACTGAAGATGGTGAAACGCTGTTAGATAAGAATCAGAATATAAAACAAGTAAATATGTCTGTAGAGGCTTCTAGGGGTGTATGGGCTGGGTCTAAACCGCCAAGTGACGATAGCGTCGATCCATTAGAAGGTTTGAGAGAATTGAAGGTTAGAAGTGATGAGGGATATGACGATCCGGTATCACTTAAGACGGATAATATTGATATCAATATTAGGTCTGAATGGAACTCTAACGGTAGGGTATTTATTAGGCAGGTAGATCCACTGCCATTATCGGTACTTTCCATTGCCCCAGCTGGAGATATACCGTTTAGGAGATAGATATGGGAACAGGAAATAGTGCGAATCTGTTTGCTGGTTTGGGAAACTTAGCCACTGGAATTGGTTCCTTGTCGGTTGGGCTTCTTCAGTCTAATGCGATAAAGGCACAGGGAGAGTTTCAGAAAAAGCAATCTGAGTTTAATAGTAAGATAGCTGAATTACAAGCAAGAGATGCTATCAGGCGCGGTGAGAAAGAAGTTAAGAAGAAGAGACAGAGCATTAAACAGATAATTGGGGCACAAAGAGCTGCATTTGCCGCGCAGGGAGTAGAAATAGATAGTGGTTCCGCTTTATTTGTTCAGCAAAGTACTAGGCACGTAGGAGAGATGGATATAATAACCATCAGGAACAACGCTTTTAAAGAGGCTTGGGGCTACAAGATTGACGCTATTAAGCAGACTGCTGCTGGTGCTTTTTCAACGGCTGCGGCCCAGTTTAAATCTGGACAAAGTATACTTACGGGAACGGCAGGGTTCACTAGTTTTACTTTGCAGGGGTTACAGAGCTTTAGAACTGGAGTGCGTTCAACAAAGACTTCTCCCAACCTGGGTGGGACATCGTTCAAGGAAAGGGCAGACTTTTTCTTGGATAGAGGGGGCAGATAGATGCCAAAAGTACCAGTATTAGATCAGCAGCAAGTAGCAGAGACAGGCATTCCAACTGTCAGACTAGACCCTGGTGCCGCTCCAATAGCTGCATTTGGCGGTGGTGAAACCCTTGGACAGACTCAGGAAGCTATACAACGGCTGAATCAAACATTTCAGGGTGTTATGCAGGAGGAGCAGAAGAGGGCTGATAACGTACATGGCCTTAAGCGGTTCAATGAATATTCAGAGAAAAGAAGAAACATAATGCAGGAACTCACCCAGCGTAAGGGCGAGGACGCTTTCGGTGTAGCTAACGACTACGCCAGAATCATGGATGACTTTGATAGGCAACAGCTAAAATTAGCGAACAACGAGAGGCAGAAGCTATACATATCTCAAATGTCTGCCAAGGGCAGGGACGAGGATCTCAGACGGCTTGGTAACCACATTAATTCAGAGAGTTTAAAGTTAAGCGAAAGGGAAACTGCCGCAGCACTGGCGAACGAAATTGATAGGGGTGCAAAGGCATACGGCGATAGAGAGATAATCGGGGACGCTGTAATTCAGGGGCATAAATACATTGATGAGCAGGCTGTAATATCTGGTGCAGGCCCAGAAGAAATTAAAAGGGCCAAGGCGGAGTTTGAAGGCAAAATGCACACTTCTGTGATAAATGCACTGATAAATGAGGGTAACTCGACCTATACAAGATTAGCCAGAGAACACTTTGAAGATCATAAGTCTGAAATGCTTATTGAGGATAGGGCCAGAGTAAAGGCTAATCTTAAAGAGGCTGGCGTTAGAGCCGTAGCGTTGGCTAATATAACCAAAATGTTTGATAAAGATAAGATGGACAACAAAGCTCGTGAAGCGTTTATGGCCAAAATTACAGACGACGAGGAGAAGGCATTAACTAGAAGCCTGGAGACCAGAGAGGCTGACAGACGACGTGGTGACTTAGAGCAGGAAAAGAAGCAGAATTTCATTGACGCAATCAATAGAATGGAGCTGCCTGAAAACCTCAGAAAAGATCCGCAAACTGTAATACCGGCAGAAATATGGAGAACCTTCAGCAAAGAGCAAAGAAAAGCATTAAAGGCGGCACATACAGATCCGCCGCACAATCCTGACAAGTTCAATGAATTTAATCTGATACCACAGAGCCAGAAAGCCAGAATGACAGACGATGAGCTGTTCGTGTGGCTTTCCAATTTTGATACCAGGCACCAGGACGTTGCAGTTAACATGGTTAAGACCGCAAGGACCACGCCGATCGGATCTTCTGTGTTGAACCAGCAGGGCAAGGTTCAAATGAAGATTCTTCAAAAGGCCAAAATTATCAGGCCAAACATTAAGAAGCTAAGCGCGGAAGAGAAGGATCTTAGGGATGAGTTCATAATGATGTTTGAAACTGTTCAGGCACAAAAACAGACGGAACTAGAAAGGAAATTGAGTTCTGATGAAAAGATAAAACTTATGAACCAGCTGGCAGCTGACATTAAGTTTCAAAGAAGTGCCGCAGCCGTACTGGGTCCGATCACATCCATCATTGCCAGGCCAAAGGAAACAGAAGCGCCGCTGTTTGAAGTCCTGGACGTGGATGCTTTTGGAGACCTGTTTGTGCCTATTGATAAGGTGCCAAAGAGAAACAGAGACTTCATTATTGATAAGGCCAGGGAGCTGGGACTTCCGGTACCATCACTTGCCAAGATAGAAAAGGCATACGCCATCCTTCAGCTTGACCTTAGTGGCAAGAGCGACCAAAAGATAATTGATCTATTAAAGGAACCTGAATAATGGGAGACTTCAAGAGAAGTTCTATTTTCTTACCACCAGAGGAGAGAGATCCTACCTTTATACCGAAGGTGAAGCCACTGGTGAACCCACTGATAGATCCGCCCAGAAAAGAGAGGGGTAGCCTATTCGATCCAGATGCACATGATCCTGGGGACGGACTAGAGCTGTCTATTGAGGCGGGGCTAGATGAAGATAAAGAGAAGGCTAAGAAGAAACTAAAGATCCAGAAGACAACTGGATTTGACACAGACCTTATCGAAGATGATCAGGTAAAAGAGATCGAGCGAACCAGGAAGATAAGGGACATAAACCCCAGGAAGGTTCAAACTGAGACACCAGTAATTGCAGACTTCATAGCTCAGAAGCCAATTCATGCCGCAGCCATTCAGGATGACATCAAAAATATGAGTGTCATAGAGCGGCAGTTTAGACGTGCTGTTAATCAGTACAAGATAGGCAACCTACAAGTAGAGATGGGAGACATTGGAAGAAGTCTGCTTTTAGGTACCATTACTGAAGAACAGAGAAGGAGGCTGATAGCCATTAGAAGGGAGATGGCAGAACTTGGTTCTGACTTTGGACTTGAAGGATTTTTTGAGACCTTCATAGGTGATGTGACCAATCAGTTGCCCATCATGCTGGAGACACTACAGATTGCAGGGTTAAAGATAATAGTCCCAGCAACAGTTGTTGGTGCTGCTACAGGTGCTGGTACAGCGTTGCTGGCCGGTCAAGCTGGTCCACAGGCAGCACTGCCAGAAGAAGTTGTAACTGTACCCGCTGGAGCTACTATTGGTGCCCTTAAAGGGTTTATGCTCAGTTGGCGATTTGCCACTGGAATAGCCGCTGGAATGCAGGAAGCTGGACTATCGGCCATTGAGCTGGAAGACACAATGGTGGATGGCCAAAAACTTGACATTACCACTATAAGAGCCGCAGCACTTGCGGTGGGTGTGATAAACGGTTCCCTTGAGTCAATCGGTCTTAAATCAATCTTGAACGTAGCCCCTGGACTTCGTGGGCTTACCAGGCAGGGAATTAAGAGGCTGTTGCAGAATAGGACCACTAGAAACGCTTTAATAAGATTTGGTAAGGCGGTGGGTACTAGTTCCCTAACCGAGGGTATTACCGAAACCCTGCAAGAAGTTACTTCTCAGATGGCTGTCGAATTGGCCACAGCTTCAAAGACTGGCAACTTTGATAATTTCACTTCGGAAAGGCTAATAGATATTATGTCCCAGGCTGTAGAGGCTGGGAAGAAGGGGGCCAAGGTTGGTGGTGGCCTTACCTTCGGTACTGCCGGTGTTGCGCTTGGGGTGGATATAAAGGACGCTAGGGACTCGGTGAGATTCTCAGATGCGCTTAAAGAGATTGGAGATGCCGCCGCAGAGAGTGAAACAGCAAGGGATATGCCTGACATTTACGAGGATGTCATATCTAGGATACAGGATAGAAACGGAAATAAAGAAATAGATATTTCGATAAAACAGTGGGATGAATACTGGCAGAGTTTAGCCAACAAGCATGGTAATACGTTTGACCCAGAAGTGATTGCAGAGCATGTCTTAGGAGAGTCAGATTCGTATAGAGCGGCTAAAGAGGCTGGATCTGACCTTTCAATACCCCTGGATAAATACATTACCAAGATAGCGGGTACAGACCATAACGAGGTAATGCGGAAGAAAATGCGGCCAGAGGCGGGTAAA